ATTTGTTCCGATAGTTGGGGGATTACCACCTCCTAAAATCCAATTAACATTAGGTGTAGGGAAATTTCCGTCTGTTACTTCTTCCCCACCTATAATCTCAGCATAATTTACTAAACCATCTTCATCTACTCTTGTAGCAGCAGTTGCTCTAGTAACATCCATATCTGCTGATGCTGTTATAACTTCTTTTACTGATACATTGTCTATTGTTATAGCGGTGTTTGTAAAAATACCAAGATATGTTCCATTAGCAGAACCTGTTAGCGTTTGCTCAATTGAACCGCTAACTGACATAACACCTATATTTGAACTATTCCCAAGTCTCCAATAAGCAATACCTGCTGAATTAAAAGTTATATCTATTTTGCAAATATATTTTTTGCCTATTTCAATAGAACTTGATTGATAAATTGCGTTAATTGTTCCATTATTGATGGCTTCTCCACCACTAATTGTCCAACCTGCTCCCTTATTCCAATCGCTATCAGTAGCAAAATCTCCATTAGTTACAAGTTCAGCACCCTCAGTAGGTACAGGAATAACTGCATACAATTCTCCTGCCTTATATCCGTTAGGAGTTACTACTATACTAACATCATCTAATAAACTCATTCTATATTACTTAAAATTGTTAATTGTGCTTCTAAACAAGCCTTAGCCTCAAATACTCCACCATCAGCAACAACTCTTGCTTTAAAAGTATTAGTTTGCTTTTGTACAGGGGTTAATCCACCCTTGTTACTTGTTGGTAATGATATGCCTAGAGATAATTTCATTATGAATTTTTATTACCATCATGCTCTCTGTACCCTATGCCAATACCACTCGTTAAAGTGATAGCAGTCGTACGGAAAAACAATGTAGTCCCAGCATTCATAGTCTGACCATTTAAAGCAGTAACATTAGTAGCATCTCCTGCTATTGTAGAAATTACTGATTCAACTGGAAAAAATATGCAATACCAGTCTTTACCTGTTTGTGCAGCAGTAGTAAAAACTTCTGTTCCTGTACCTTTCCCTAGCATCTCAAATAGTAAGGTATTGTCTGTATCGAATGTACTCATTTTTATTTGTTTTTTATATTATTATTAATCTGTAAATATTTTTAGTATAGCACCTAAAGTTATAGTATATATAACCCACATTGCTTTTACTAATATCTTTCTCATAGATGTATTTCTATTTACCCTAGCAGTAACCCCATTATCTGGATTTAACAATCTTTCTGTTAGCATATCTAGTTTTTCATCTATACTGTTCATCTTTTCGTTTATAGAGTTTATATCTTTTTTCATTGAAACTATTTCCTCTTTAGTTGTCATTAGTAAGTTGTAGTCTTAATAGTTAAGTTAATATATATCTCTGATCCTCCTACTGTTTCTTTTATCATTGGGAATATAATATCTCCTGCTGATATATCTGCATCAGATGCTACTGCAAAAGTAGTTTCATCTATAGCAATTAATTTATTATTACTAGACAGTCCTGTTAACTCTATCTCTTTTACTCTCTCAGCAGTTCTATTAGATGTATTATCTGCAACTGGAGTTAGTTTACATATTGCTACAATAAACTCATTAGAACCTGTACTTGTCGCCCATCCTTTAAAAGATACTGCACTACAATTCTCAGGAACTATTTGTGCTTGACCCATTTCAAAAAAAGCATTAGGTGCTATAGTAATACTTCCTAAATTTGTACCACCAGAATCTATATTAATTAAGTATGGTGATTTGTTATCTAATATATCTTGACCATAAGAGTAGTTAGTTAGTGCAGTTGTAATATAACCTTGCATCTTATAGTTAGTAGCACCCATAAATGACTTATCTTGCCATTGTAAGTTACCATCAGTACCAGTAGCAGATGTACCTGCAGTCTTGCTTAGTACAGTATTATTAGTAGCAGTTTCAAACCCTTTTGGATTATGCCTATTAATATCGTTTAAATTCTTATGTTCGTTTGCAGCCATTTATATATTTATTTTAACAATCATCACATGGACAAAAATTCTTCCAACTATCATAACCTCTACGCCTAGTATATATGCTATCATACATTATTATACCATGATTCTTATACACATTATCACTACAAGGCTTATTAGCATCAAATGTAGGATATAAACCATTCTGGTCGCTATCTGTCATGTAATCTATCATATCCTTTAAGTATATCTCTGCCTTTCTATAAGTATCTTGCTTGTAAACATTCAACTCAGCAGGGTCTATAATCGTAGCAAACTCATCTATATTGTGAACAATACCAGCACTACTACTATTACTCTGTACTTCATTAATAACCTCAAATCTAACAAACCAACATAAACATCTTGTCAAGAAATCATCCATCAAAGTTTGATTTGCTACAGTTAAAGTACCATCATTGTGTTGTGTTTTAATCTCTTCATAAAACTTCTGACCTAATGCTGATTTTAAATGAGCCAACTCAGAAAGTAAAATAGTATTATTAGAAATTAATGCAGTATCTGTATTAGCATTAGTAAAACTATTGCTTATAACTTCTGCTGCTGTTACTAAAGGTATATATTGGTTTACGTTTGCCATAGTTATTCGTTTGTTTCAGTTACTTGTAAATCACCTGCATCATCATCCCCCTTCCCATCTGCATCATCATCTCTTGTTACAATGATTTGCTCTCTATCTGTCAAGAACATATTACCTTCTTCTAACATAGGTAAATCCTCATCTAACATTTTTCTTTGCTCATTTATAGTAAGAATTTGCTTAGGGTCAATCTGAGTTGCAAAACTAATTGGTGGCTCATAATGTATAATTAACTCCTCTGGTAAAAAGCCCATTTCTTTATAAAGAATAGTTCTTAAACCATTTAAAAGCAAGTCTGAAGTATCTTTAATTACTGTAGTCATTGCTAAATCATAAGCAATTCTTATCTCACTACCTGTGTTATTCATCTTTCCAGAACTAACTAATCCACTTAATGATGGTTGCCATCTGTGTGCAGTTACAATATTCTGGTCAGTAATTCGTTGTAAGTCTATCCAACTACCTTCTTGGTCATCTTTTATTATCTGAACATTAGCATTAGCAGCATCACCATTCTTAACAATAAACATAATCTTACCATTGTTACCATCTCCAACAAACTTCTTCTGTGCTTCTCTTACTAACTTCTTTGCTTCTTCTTCACCCATATCACCATTAATCTCAATAATAGCAGAAGGTTGAAAGCCATTTTTGAATTTAGTGTGATTCCATTTACCAATCTCATAATCTACTGCTATATGCTCTAAAGCAGCAACATAGTCTGGTAAACCATAGAATTGAAATGTAGGTTCGTAATCTTTAAATTGCATTACAAATCTACTCCCACTCATCTCAGGATATAGAGGTATAATGTTTAATTTGTCCTTCATAGTATTGTACTTTGCCCAGTCTGGGTGTACATATACTTGTTTCTTGTTTTTAGACATTCTAACAGTAGTTGCATCTATGTGATATAGATTTAGTCCACCATCGTATAAAACGCCTTCAATGTAAGCATTTCCAAAAGTGTAGTAATCATCAGCAAGTTTCTTAAAAACCTCTCTTAATGATTCACCATCTGCATTTACATCTTTAATATATTCTTTAACAGTTTCATTGTTGGTTACAAACTTTGCACCACTTGTGAATACTGCCTTCTGTGCCAATACACTTCTATGTGTACTAGATTTTCTTTTTAGTTCTGCTAAATATTGAGGAAAGAGGTTGTTATTACCAAAAGGAATAAACTTAGTCCTTACCTTTGATAAGTCTTGTGGTTCTTCAATATGTTCAGGAATTGCTAAGTTAAAAACTCCAAATTCAAAAGTATTACTCTTCTGATTCTGTAGATTTTTTACCTGACTTTTTTGTTTTCTTTGGCTCATCTTTAGTTTTTGTAGTTGATAATTTTTCTACGAATGAAGTCAAACCTAAATCTTCATATAGATATGCTAATTCTTTTTGTGAACTTTCTTTTAATATAATAGTTTTTCCTTCGACTAAAAGAACTGCATTATTTTTTACTTTATATTTTGCCATAATTGTATATATATTTAAGTG